ATATCACTAATGATATCACTTGTACCAAGTGTGTTCATATCGCTGACACAATCACTAGTACCTAGTAAAGCCATACTAGCTACATTAGCACTAGTTGCTAATAGGTTCATATCAGTGACAATATCACTCGTTGCAAGTGTATTTAAGTCACTAATGATATCACTTGTAGCCAGTGTATTCATATCACTAATTACATCAGCATTTGCAAGTGTATTCATATCACTTACGATATCACTTGTAGCCAGTGTATTCATATCACTTACACAATCACTAGTACCAAGTGTATTCATATCTGAAATACAATCACTAGTACCTAGTAAAGCCATTGAGGCTACATTAGCACTAGTAGCTAGTAGATTCATATCTGTAACGATATCACTTGTAGCCAGTGTATTCATATCACTGATTACATCGGCCACAGCTAATGTATTAATGTCAGCGATATTATTTTCTAATACTTGAATGTCAGCAATATTAGTAGCTACTGTCGATGTATCTGTAGGGGAAGTAAGAAGATCCGCAGTTGTAGTGCCTACTTGAATAGTAATGGCAGTGCTTGTAGCGGGTGCGGTGTCGAACACAATCGAGTTATTGATGACTGTATAATCATCTTTACTTGTTACTGACTGTGAACCGCCTGAAGGGGTTTGGAATACCTTTACGTGATCATCGGAGATAATTCTAAAGCCTATGCTATAGGCAGTAGTAGTACCATCTCCTGTAAACGCTTTATCTGAAACCATGTTAAATCCCTATGTTTACTTAGACTGTTCTTGATTTAGTTGTGAAGTTGCCTTTAAGATTCGAACTATCTAGACAGAACCCTGAAGCATCTTTACTTAAGACTGTTATTGTTGTTTTACTTGTTTCTCCCATTACTACAGCTTTGTCTGCTGTTGATGTGTGACTTAGTGTACCAACATCTACTTTGATCTTTTGTACACTACTTGGTCTAGTCTGCACTTGGTAGCTACGTATTTGTAATCTACCTTGCTTGTCATCCACCTTCACATCACCACCTGTTCTGAATCCCCATTCACTCAGTTTTATTTCACTTGAGTAAGTAGTAGTATTTCCAGTCAACTCTGCATCCACATAGCTCACACTTGTATAGTCAGCCTTGGCTAGAGAAACCTTGCTCATCTTTGTTACACTACTACCTGAGACAGTTATGTTGTAAATTACATACAACTCATCTCCGATACATCTAATATTAGTAATAGCTATTGTACTACTGAATGTCCATTTGTGCCATGCACTCTGGGCTTTTTTATCACCTTCCCAACTCTGATTGTACACATATATAGTAGATGTATCATCACTACTTAGTACAAACAGCATATCGTACTTAGCACTTACTTCCATGTCTACTGCATTCTTAGGAATGTAGTCACTAACGTGTGCACTAATATCAAAAGCTAAGTTGTCTACTGAGTCAGGTACATTGTAATATTCACGTACCTGTGTACTTGATCCTTTGTTAACACTAAAGTAAGTATTAGGCCCAATAGGTACTGGCTTAGTCTTAGGATTCATCTGATACACAGTTGATTGACTAATAGTAGCTGTGTCAGGCTTTAACTCATCACTTGACGATAAAATATACTGAGCATTAGTGCCAAATAAAAGCAAGTTAGACTTAAAAGGAACTGCATACTTCAAGTAAGCTACCTGATTAGTGTCTACAGCTACATCAATAGGATCAGTAGCAAGTAAATCAGTTACCGTTGTCCTGAAGAAGTTCTCATAAATACCCAACTCACTCATAATGATGGAATCATCACTAATCACACCTAGTCTGTTCCTGTAAAAGAATACATCTTCAATCGTATTCCCTACAAAGCTAGGCATCATATTACTAAAGTCATCTCCTACTTTACGATCAGTGTATGCAAATGTACCAAATGTAAAGTTAGTCAATGAGTTACGTACAAGAGTATGAGGCATTGTCGTAGCATCTACTCCTACTTTAATGCCACTAGCTATTGATTCTTTCCACGTACCATCTGTATATGTAGTCCAGAAGCCTTCGAAGTTGTTCTTCTCATCTCCTGTAATCTTGATTAAAGTGTCTGTACCATCATAACTACCCATGTCTTCAGGTAAATCCTGAATCTTTGATATGTAACCCCACCATCCTTCTGATGCTTGGTTACCCCATGAGTCTGACACTTCCCATGTACCTGCATTATTCTTAAGCTGTCTTACTACACTTCCTGAGTTAGTAGCATTACTTAAGTCACCTGCTAGTGTATTAGCTACTGTCAGTGAGTTCTTACCATAGGCATTAGCTCCACTTGTACTAGCCGCTTCAGTATCAGTAGGACGTAGTGCAGTTGTGGTTCCATCATAAATCTTGTACTGGTATGTACTTGCTTGCTGATTGTCAGTACCACCATATGCAACATAACTACGCTTAACCCAATAGTAAGCATACTTCTTATGCAATACAGTTGAGCTACTATTTCCATGTGTATACGTACCTGACTCAGCTACTGTCTTTGTTTTGTTAACAATAAAAGTAGTATCACCAATAGTAGTAGCACTAAAGCTATCTCTAGGTACTGCTCCTGATGCAAGTGTAAGGTATGACACACTGGTTTCTGAATCTACAAGAGTTCCATCTAGTTTGTACACATACCATGCACCACTAATGATAGCAATTATATAAGACTCTAAACCATCTCCTCTACTGTACGAATAAATATAAGGATCTAACCCATTTAATGCTGTGAGTGCTCCTATGTGTACAAGAGGATTTCTTCTCCTTGTACCATCAGTAAAAGACAGTGTACAGTTCTTCATATCTTCTACTTGTGATTCATGTCTAGACTCTACTGCTTGTTTGCTTACCCCATTGACAAAGGATGGAATCGTTTGATTAACTTCACTCATCCTACAGTCCTGCCGGGTTACGTGATCTAGTCATTGGTCTATTTGTTGCACCATCGTCGAAGATTGAGTAATCACCTAGTCTCATTTCTTCATTCAACAGTGTAGCAGTTGATCGTTGTATGTCTTCACGCAGTAGTTTAATGGTGCTATCTACACCAATAACTCGTGAATACAGTTTCTCTTTAGCTATGTCTACTATAACTACCTGAGCGTGACTAGGTAGATCGTCAAAGTCAATGTCCCATATGACATCTACTTCTACTGTTTCAGTAAACACAAAGTCGTGTTCCGCTCTATTGTACAGCTTGTTGTCTTTTACAATGTAGTCAGATGAAGCAGATGTTGCATCTACAGATAAGGCTCCATATGGAATAATGATCTCATCACTAGTATTCGGCCTAAGCTCCCACTGTGTGTCAGTATTGAATATAAATCCTCGACTAAGTAACTCTACTTTAGCCTCATCCAAGAATGTGTCAGACAGTTCAGCCTCATAGATACCAGTAATAGGAGTACTACTTCCTAGTGGTCGTTCACCTATTGTAACTAGACAAATATTAATTGCTTCATTTAACTTCTTCATTGATATCTATCCCTTGTTCACACACACAAGTTTACTACTACTTATAAGTAAACCCGGAGGTGAAAAAAAAGGGTGCTCCTCAATTAAGAAGAACACCCTAATGACGCAATCACTCTATTTAATACTTATTATGTACATATGTGAGTGATTACACTAACTTACGTCTTGCTGAATCTCTGACAACAACCAGCGTTCAAGACTCCTTCGCCCATAGCATAGCTAGAGACTAACAGCGTACCCAATTTCTCAGGAACATAGTTAGCTTCAGATACGATATCGAGCAACTTAACAACACCAACAGCGGCAGGGGTAAACATATAGCCCCAGTTACCACTCGAAATGTTGTTACTGGTAAGGATACGAACACCAGCAATCTTGAAGACATTACCGGAATCAATACCACCATTGTTACTAGTCCAATCACGGTTAACCGCTTTACTAGACTGTACAATGTTGTAGTATGCTTCTGGATTTACAACACATACACGCTCACCAGTGATGTCTTTCTCATCGAATCTCTGCTGTGCCGTAAACATGGCATCAACAAATTCATCAGTAGTAAGAGTTGCACCAAGATCTAAATCAGCATTAATAGTGGGCTGACCTGTCTTAGGAGTTGCACCTTCACATGCGTCAAGCTGTGCTACTACTGCTTGGTCAACTTTCTTAGCAAGAATGTTACCAATTTCAGTAGAATACTGACCACGTACTTCGTAATGACTCATTGCTTCCTGCATGTCATCTACAAACACAGATGCATACCTACGAGCAGTGATAGTAATTACCTGTTCAGCCGCCGCAATCGTGGACGGTACAATGTCCTGACCGGGAGTATGAACAGTGGTAGCAGACAAGTTACCAATTACTGGGAACTGTGCTGACTTACCTGAGTCGATGGATCGTACATTTACTAAAGGAAGGAAGACGTTATTCGTTGAGAATGCAGTCAGAACTTCCCCGGAAAACACCTTCAATGCAATATCAGTACCTGACGTATTGATAATACCAGTGGTGGTGTTGGGTGCCCATGCGGCACCAGTAGGGTTACCTAATGCGTAATTCGCCATTTTATTATTATTTTACTTATGTATAGTTTTAGTTTTTATTTACCTCATGTGTAGTAATTGGTATCCTAAACAGGGTGTCCTCGGACTCTTATTCAGGGCATTTATACATATGTAAGTATCTTACTTAAGTGCATCCACTCTAAAAACTGGACTTGCCAATCTTAGACTGCACTCTTGCTCTATAGCGAGCATCAGATTTATAGTCAGGGTGCTGAATGTCTCGCATCATGTCTGACTTAGTTTCATATCCACTAGTCGCTGTTGATGTCTGACCACTTAACCTACTACTACCAATCTGTTGAGGGTTAGCCATTTTGAATCTACTGTGTAGACCTTGTACAGCAAACCTAGCTGAGTCTTCATTGTCAAGTGTACTATTGAACGCTTTCTGTTCACTAGAACTCAGATTAGTACTAGCCCACTCAATCATACTATTGTATTCTGCTTCTCCACCTACATCAGCTTGGATACGGTCTGCAAATGTATTCTGCATAGCCGTTTGTCCAGCAATGTATTGATCAACAGCACTACGTGGTATGCCTGCTTGTTCTAGTTTCTTAAATGAGTCTTCGCTTAGTCCACCCTGTGTATCATACTCAGATTCTAGGGATGCAAAGTCTAACCCTGCCGCTTCTACTGCACTCTCTGCTTCATTAGTCTCAACTGGTGCGGTGTCTTCCTCAGAAGGCGCATCTGCTTTGCCTAACTTAGACTGTAATTCAGTATAAGCCTTTTCTAATTCTTCTACATTCTTGTACTTGCCTGCTAGTAATTTCTCACCATCTTCAGGCTTTGGTTCAGTGCCAATAGTAGTTGCTTTCTCAGCATCAGTCTGTAGTGTTTCCTTTAGACTTTCGTTGCTTTTGTCTACTACGTCCACCATCGCTTGATCGTGTTCGCTTAGTTTTACTTCCTGTTGCTCTGTGCTTTCGATTTCCAGTGACATCTGTAGTCTCCTTAGTTTCTGAAACTGTGTCTACATCTGTGTAAACAGTTATCGTGACTTCCCCCACTTACTACTACTCCTATTTTCACTTATAAGTAAGCATCGTAAAAAGTAAGTAACTTAACTCATAAGTTGTTGAGCACCCATTGCACCTGCCTGAGCACCACCAGACTGAGCCGCACTATCTAGTCCAATCTGCTGACTCTGTGCCAACTGTGCTTGCTGTGCTTCTTGAGCTTTCTGCTCTGGGTCTTTAATGATTCCAGTAATGTCTACTCCTAATGATGTAGCAATACGATCAATAACTGCATCTACATTTGTATTCTGAGCAAAGATTTCTGGGCCTAATAGCTGTTGCAATGTCTGTGCAAACATAACTAACTTATTGTAGTCGTGTCCTCTACCTAGTGCCTCAAGACCAGTAACAATAACTGGTTCGACAAGTCCTTCAGGTAGTTTGGTTTTACTATCTTTAAGAATAATCTTAACTAGTGGTAACTGTAGTTCTTGACTTAAGATTGAATAGATACCACCAAGAGCATCCTCAAGTTCACCAGCAACAAGTCTAATTTCTTCTGCTGTTACTCGTTCTGCATCTCGACGTGCACCTTCTGTTAACAAGAAAGCCGCCGCTAGTCTCTGTTGCAACTGTTGACTAAGCTCAAAGGCAATCTGTAGATCAGTTGTCTTCTGAACCTGTAGGGTGGTTACATCATTTGCGCGACCTTGAACAAAGTCACCTGATTTAGCACGAGCTAGATCCTTAGCTCTAGTAGTAGCAGTAGGATCAACCATAAACACGATCTTACTACTAGCCGCCGCACTTTCTACCATTGCCTGAGCAAGGGCTTCTAAGCTACGTAAATCTCCAATATATTGTTCTACTAATCCTCTACCATAGTCTTCACCATTAATAGCTGTCCATCTTAAAGCTAGGAATGGTACATCTTCAGGCTTAAGTACTCCTTCTGTACCATTAACCATCTCTTCAGCAACTTCTTGGTACGTATGATAATTACCATCTTCCATCACTTTGATACATGTGTACAGATCTGTTTCTTCTTCTTCTAGCTTTAACTCTGGTAGATCACTTGGATGAATGGTTTCTCGTACAATAATTTCAATGATCTTACCTAGTGCATTACGCTTAACTACATACTCTTCGAGATTATAAACACGTAACTGACCTTCATCAAGTCTAAGTAGTGCATTACCAGTTCCTATAAGTAACTTCAATGCTTCAAATAGAGGAACACGATAGGCTTTCTTTTCGATATATGTATAGACTTCCTTCTCAAATAGAGCTAGACTTTTATCTAGTTCCATCTTCTGTGCATCGTCCAAGATTGCAATCTCTTCTTTGTCAGGCATAAGCCTAAAGAAGGGGGCATTAGGAGGAAGTAAAGTAAGTAGTAATTTACTTGCTAAATGATTAATCGCTCTACTGCCTAGAGACTGGTAAGGAGTCTTAAGAGTATCCTGTTCCTTGTGTCCCTGCTTGGTTAAGAGGGACGGAATGGTTAGTTCTGCACATGAACGTGCACGATCTAAAACTGTAGTCTTGTTTGTTTCTAGTTTACTCCACCTAGTCTTTAAGGTGGTCTCCATTTCATTAGCCATTAACCATACCCCTTGTTAACACCAGTATTTGTACCAGCGTTCTTAGCGTTACTGGTAATAGCTAATTTACTAGTCTTACCTTTTGTTTTCTTTTTAACTTCATCGGGTTTAAACACAATAGCTTCAGCTAATTCTGTCTTAGCTGGTGCTGGAGCTTGCTGTCTATATGTTGTAGGTGAACCACCCATTACGTTCCTCCTGTATTGGTGCCTGTCCCTTTAGCGTTAACTCTAAGACGTTTATTAGCACCTTTCTTAGGGGCTTCAGGTTCATGCTTAATAGAAGGTGTGGCTGGTTGTACACTAGTAGATGTTTCTTTTAGCGGCTGATGGCTACCTAATTTCCAAGGCTTATGCTTTGTGATATCAAACTGATCTTTATTTAATGTTAATCCACCCACATTAAGCTCCTTTGTTTACACCAGTAGCACTACCACTAGGACTCAAGGGAACCTGTAGTCTTTTCTTGCCTTCCTTAATAGCCTTTAGTTTCTTTTCTTTGTCTTCAGCAGTATCTGCTGTTGGTTCAAAGATAGCTTCTTCTACTGGCTGGGCTGGTGCAGGGGCTGGTGGTGCAGGGGGTGGTGCGGGTACGCTTGGACTTCCTCCCATATTAGGGTTCTCCTTTCTGTTGTAGCTGTTTAAGTAGTCGTATTAATTCGATTACTCCTGCTTTCCTACCTAATTCATAAGGGCTTAGTTGTCCTAATTCCTGTATAGGGAAGATGTCTGGGTAATTAGTGTCTAGCACTTTAAGTAAGTCGCTAGAATGAGTAGGAATAGTTTCCATATTATAATGTCCTTTTACTTTTATAAATTGAATGGATTGTCTAAGTCTTTGATTACCTTAACTTTCTCAGGAAACTGTACACACATCAGAAATCCCTCATCTGTCTCTTGACATACACGTAAAATGTTACTTTCTGTATCGTAAGCCCATCGTGCATCATCAAGTAAACACTCTGATTGAGCTATAGCTGAATAAAAAGTAAGTAGTATCAAGAGACATGTAAACATTATACTTATAAGTAAAGTCTTAAACATTATTTGTTCCCCTTAATCTTAGGAAACTGTAACAAACTAAAGTCTCCTTTAACTCCACCTTTAGTGTACTCAGTGCTACGTGCTTCAAAGAAGTTAGTGTGCACTACTGAGCTAAGTAGTTGATCTATCCACGGTAAAGGATTGTCAACAAACCAGTTAGCTTTGAGACCTAGTTGCATAAGCCTACGATCAGCTATGTACCTGATGTAATCTTTCATCTCTTCTGGTGTTAAGCCTTCAATGCCTCCCTTTTCAAATGCCATATCAATGAAGTTGTCTTCAAGCTCAACCATATTCCTAGCAATTGTGTACAGATGTAACTTGAACTCGTCTGTCCATACTTCAGGATTCTCCGCAATCATAGTACGGAACACCTTGGTCATGCCTTCAATATGCTTAGTCTCATCCTTGATAGACCATTCTACTACTACTCCCATGTTCTTCATCTTACCAAAGCGTTGGAAGTTAAGTAGCATAGCGAATGAACTGAACAACTGTAGACCTTCTGTAAAACCACTATATACAGCTATAGTTTTAGCAACTTCTTCTACACCTGTGTACTTACTTGGATCAAAGCGTTCAATATAGTCATGCTTACTAGCCATCACTTCATACTGCCTAAACTCACTGTAAATGTCTTCACTAAAGCCTAGTGTATCAGTCAGTAAAGAGTAAGCATCCATGTGAGTTGCTTCACGATTAGCAAAGGAACCCATCATCATACGTAACTCAGGGGCAGGGAATAGAGGTATCAACTTATCATAGTATCCACTAGCTACATCACTGTCTGCTTGAGTAAATAGTAATAGTATGTTACGAATTAGATGTTTCTCTTCTAGACTTAAACGAGTCTGCCAATCTTTAATGTCTTCATGCAGTGGAATCTCTTCACTAGTCCAGTGCATCTTCTCATGCTCTTTGAATGCCTCATAAGCCCACTCATAACTGAAGGGTTTGTAGCTGTCCCTGTGTTTAAATATTGTACTCATCATTAGCCCTCACATGCTAGACATTCATCATCAATTGCAATCTCATTGCGCTCAATCTGTACACCCACTGACTCTGCTCTACTAAGTGCTTCAGTTCTAAGATAGTACAGTGACTTAAGCTCAGTCATTCCTTTCCAGTGTACCTTGTGTAGATATTGCCACTCTACTTCAGGAGGAAAGAACAAGTTAACACTCTGGCTTTGACATACATAGTCTTGACGATCCACAGCATGTTGTACAACCCAGTTCTGATTGATTTCAATCGCTGTTTTAAATACATCCCTTGTCCATTCAGGTAGCTCCACTAAGTGTTGTACAGATCCATTGTGGGTAACTATAGATTGCCATGTTTCTTCTACTTTACCCGGATAGTACTCTGCTATTTCTTTATGAAGGTATCTATTTTTAACCAGAAAGGAACCACTAGCAGTCTTTTGTAAGAATGCATTAGCTTTCCAAGGCTCAATGCTAGGACTCGTATCAGTAAGAATACTGGAACTAGCGTTAGGAGCAATAGCAAGAAGATGAACATTCCTACGTTCAGTATCACTTGTTCCTTGAATGTCGTTGGGTGTACCACGTTCAACGGCCAATCTGATCGACGCTTCATGTGCTTGCTCCTTTATCTGTTTGAATATACGCCTGTTAACACTAATAGCTAAGGCTGACTCAAAAGGAATACCTCGCTTCTGAAGTAATGCATGAAACCCCATAGCTCCTATACCTATTGACCTCTCTTTGGTTGCACTATTGATTGCTCTCCAGTAGTCCTTTGTATCACTAGTAGTAATAAAGTATTCCAATACATTGTCTAAGAAGCGTGTTAAGTCAGCAACAATATTAGTATCTTTCCACTCGTCATACTTTTCTAAATTAAGTGAGCTTAGACAACACACTGCTGTTCGCTCAGGAGTAGTAGGAAGCATGATCTCTGCACATAAATTGCTACCATTCACACGTAGTCCTTTCTCTTTGTGTGCTACTGGTTGTAACTCGTGTACAACATCTTCATTCACTATGTAAGGCTCACCTGTCTGGTGCCTTGTAACCAGTAGTGTCTTGTACAAATCTCTAGCACCAGTCTTGTCTACTACCTTGCCTGTTTCTGGTGCAACTAGATACCAGTCTGCATCATGTCGTACAGCATCAAGAAATTCCTGACTAATCACTACTCCATGATGAATATTTAATGCCTTACGATTGATGTCACCACCAGTAGCCTTGCGTATACCTATGAACTCAAGGATGTCTGGATGTGACACATGCATGTAAGCGGCATACGCTCCTCTGCGTGTAGTACCTTGATGATACGCTAGTACATCTGCATCCTGTGTCTTGAGAAAGGGTATAACACCGGGACTCTTATCCGTATGCCCTCGAACACTAGACCAGTGTGCTCCTACCCCTCCTCCCGCTACACTAAGTAATCTAGACTCTAGTGTGTGTTCGTTTAGTCCTTTGATTGAATCATCTACATAGTTCAAGAAGCAACTAATAGGCAAGCCCTTTGTATTCTTCTTTGAGTTAGCTAGTACAGGTGTAGAGTAAGACATCCACAGCTTACTTACATAGTCATACATTCGTTGTGCCATCTCAGGACTATCACTAAACGTAATAGATGTCCTTGCAAAAGCATCTTGGGGTGACTCTCCTTCAATCAGGTATCTATCTTGCAGTGTTGCATGTGAAAAAGGACTAAGTAATGCATCCCTTTGGTAATCAATATCTATAATTGCTGTACTACTTACTACTTTAGTCTCCATCTATTGGACTCCAGAGTTCTATGTTATCTGCTCCATCCCATTCATTCGGAGTGAGCATCCTTGCTACTCTCGCTTGCTGTAATGCATCCTCGTGTGTTAAGCCTTTACTTGCATACGTGTCCACGATTAATTCCCACGTAGTTCTCTGCTCTCCTAAGTGTGCACTGTCTGGATCTAAAATCCTTGCACACCTGACCTTACCTATGTTAGGACATCCTTTATAGCCATCACTTGTATCGCCAACTAGTACTTGTTCGTAGAACTTATACTCTGCTTCTTGTTCACTAATGTAATAGTTCTTTTGCTTTGAATAATTATAATGCTTTCCGGGTGCTTGGTCAAGGTCTTTATCGATGTGACATATCACCCACTTAGTAGGCTCAGACATGGTAAGCCATACACAGAAGTCATCTGCTTCTACATAACAAGGAACATGGACATTGAATGTTTCATATACCCACCTCTTTAAAGGCATCAACAGTTCTAATTTAGTGGAAGGCTTCTTACGGTTCCACTTATAAGTAGAAAGTACATCATATCTAAAGTTAGTACTAGGACTAAGCACCAGTAAAGCTTCAGTACAACCTGTGTTTTCAAGTATCTCATCGATGTGTCTACTTATGCCTATCTTTGCATCTCGAATATTAAAGAACACACTAGTAACATTGGGTTCCCATTCAATAACATCTTGATTAATACTCGCATACTTGTATATGATTGAGTCAGCATCGATGAGTGCTTTCACTTAATTATTCCTATAGCTGATAATAGTTGTCTACGTGTCTGCTTGCCTCGAAGTATTTTAATGTGCTTACCTCTAACAATAATAGTAGTAGGAAGTGATTTGACTCCATACTGAATAGCAATATCAGTAGCCGACTCATCATCAAGTGATATCTCTTGTACATCCCAGTCAGCATGTAGATCCTTTACCACTCGATCCCAGACTGGTTGATAATCTTTACATGTTCCACACCATGACGCACTGAACTTCAATAGTCTATTCATTCTTTTTCTACTAGCCTAGGTTTACCACATTTACACATGTCTACTCTGTACTTAAGCAACTCACTTGAGTCATAATCCTGCTCAATGTCAGCACTAATAGCCGCTGTCCTAGCTGACTCAATACCGGGAAGCACAAGTTCCATTGGAATCCTGTAACCTTTCTTGTTCAGGTAGTCCATATAGTTTTCAATGTTTACTTCCCACGCACTTGGGTTCACGGTTAAACGTGTAGCAAATACGAATTGATCATACTTTAAAGTAGGCATATCCCCATATAAATTATCACTTATTTCTCTCCCATCTCCTTTGCATGTATGCCTACTCAAGTTCATTGCCTAGTGTGTCATCGATCAACTTATCAAGATACCACCTAGCTTTCTTCAAGTCTTCTACACCATTCTTTTCTTTGTACCTAGTTACATACTTAACTACATTGCCTTCCATATAGTTCATGCCTTTACTTTTGATATAGTCAATACATTCTATACCTTGCTTATAGTAAGGAGGATTGATTGATTCATCCTGATCTAATAGATTGTTAGCTAGATCCATAGAGCGATCATAAGAATCTTCCATCAATGACTTAGGCATAGGAGACTTTACATGCTTACTTGTTCTCACTTTGTCCCAATCATCTTGAGTTAAATCATTCAATCGTTTCTTAGTTGATTCCACATACTTGTTTAAGTTCTTTGCTTTATGTTCTTCATGTGTTATAGCATGTTCATGCTTCATACTAGCCTCTCCCCATTCAGTTACAAGTACTCCATCTTTACTAAGTACACGATAGATCATCTAGTGTGACTTAGACTTCAATTGATCCACAGTGTACCACTTAATGCAATCTAAAATAGCACACTTAGGATCTACCCATGACGTACCCTTGGGTATCTTACCCTTGTAATCTGGACTAGTAATAGGTTTCTTTTGATTAGCATCACACACAATACCAAACACTTCACCAATCATACTATCTACATCCTCTGAATCAAGAGTAGGAAAAGTATTCTCTAGATGATCCCTGACAATCTGATCCATAAACTCCAAGCATCCTGTAGACCAGTTCTTAAGCCTGATCCACCACTCCATACTGTCCTCACTAGGTACACCTGCACTTAAGAACTTACATGTTGTGCCTTCTAGTACAAATCTAAAGTCAGCTTGTGCATCTAAATGATCTGCTAAGTCTGTAGCTACCATGAATTCATTAAGCTCTTCGACTAGCATACCTTCTTCTAGCTCACGATCAAACACAAGTCCATTGCGATCCATGTTCCATTCTACTACTTCCTTCTTGTATGCATTCATCTTACCGTCTTCACATGCTTCCTCTTCTACACTCATCATTCATCCTCCTGACTTACTTTATTTTCCCAGCCTGTACGCTTGGGAGCCTTTAGTGTTGGATCAACCTTTACTTTACTTTTACTAATAGTAATCTGTACATAGTCATCCGTAGCTAGACCACCCCAACTAGCAGACATCTCTGGATAGTACATCATGTTGTCATCAACCAATATAGATCTCTTGGTCATGGAATCACACAAGAACTTACTAACTGGGAACTGAAAGTTGTCTATGTCTCTACGTCTTTTAGTTTTAAAGAAGAACTTAAAGTCAATCTTAACTGGGTGTGTGAAGGGTTTAATATTTTGTAGCACTGGATCTAGTAGCTGATCATAAACAGTCTTGGCATTGTTAAGCGTATGAAAGTACGCATTCCTGTACAAGTTAGCACTCAGTAATCTCATCACACCACCCTTGCCTTTGATTAAAGGAAAAGGAATATCAAAATGAACTGGTTTCATTAGTTGCTCCTAAATTTTTCACCTATTTCTCAATGGGTATCCATCCACGTAAGACCTGACTTAGCCTCACCCTCTAGAGGTAGTCTCCATTTAAGTTGAGTAGTAATACTACTGAACGTATGCTCACAAATGCCTTTGACTTCATCCACTATATCATTACGAACTTCTAGTTGAATCTCATCGTGGATATTGCCTACAAATGCTACAGCATCCCCATACTTTTGTAAGTTCTGGTCGAGTAGTATAGCGTAATACTTCATCACATATGCACCAGCACTCTGTAACAATGTATTCAAAGCACTATGCTCACTTCGTATGTACAGTCTACGTCCTGTGATACCACGCAAGTAACCTATCTCTTGGTACTTACTTTGTACACTCTTTGTCAGCTTTGACAGTGCTGGGATACTGGTAAAGAACTTCTTCTTAAGCTGTTCACCTCGTTTACTACTGCCTCCTACTACTGAACCTAGCTTACCACTTCCAGCACCATATAGTAGTGCATAAATAAAAGTCTTAGCTTGATCACGAGTATCAAGACCTGCCATCTTCTGATTGTGAGTATGAATGTCTCCATTCAATAGCTCCCTACCATAGGCACCCTTGTCAAAGAATGCCATATAGTGTGCAAGCATTCTAAGCTCTAGACCACTAGCATCAACTCCTACAAGCTGATACCCTTCTGGTACAGTAAACAACTCCCTGCACTCTTTACCTTTAAAAGCTCTTCCACTTGGGACTTGAGCCAGATTTGGGGTACGATGTGTACAGCGACCTGAAACAGCACCAAGAATATCAAGCTCACCATGAATCCTCTGCCCTTCATCGACTAGTTTTAGCCATGCGTTCTTACCTTCAATAATCATGCCAAGCACCTTCTGTAAGTCAAAGTACTTACTGAGTAGCTGGGCTTCCTTGTATGGCAGTTTACCTAATATAGTTGCATCAACTATTACATTACCTTTGTCTGTGTATTCCTTGGGCTTCCACCCATACATATGATGCAACCACTTGTATATATGCTTACGTGATCCAGCATTGAACTCAGTTAACTTTATAGGCGTGAACTCACCTACAGTCTGGACACGATTGCCTGTTACTTTACACGTAGAGTTACGAGGATACTTCTTGTACTCCTTGACTACACTACCAAAGTATAAAGGCTGGAACACTTCCTCTAGTTCACGTTCAATACTTTCCTTTTCTCTTTGCAACTCTACATGTAATCTTTGAGCACGTTTAGTATCGAAGTACCAACCCTTCTCTGTCTGCTTCTGAATAATAGTAGCAAACTTGTGCTCTAAACTTAGTGCTTCACTGGGTACTTTGTACTTATAAGTAACTAAGTGTCTATAGAGTTTGTATGTACAAGAAACATCACGATGACAGTACTTCAACATATCCGCAGTGAACACATCCCAGCCCCCAGCATACTCTCCTTTAGGAAAGTCCATGCGCTGACCCCATGCTTTAAGTGAATGACTTGCCTTCAGCTTGGGTTCCACCTTAGCGTGTAATGCTACACGTTCTTCCAGATCATAATATGCTAACTTGCTGTAGATCAGTGTGTCTACTATTTCACAATCAAGTTCTAGGTTGTATAGTTTCTTAAGTACTGGTAAGTCATAGCCAATAATATTATGACCTATAACTACATCAGCAGTCTGTAGTAGTAATGGTAGTCTGTGTATATTGTTGGGAACATACGAATGATACTCCCCCATCTCGTGATCGTAGACAACAGCACAATGTATCTTAGTGCACTCTTGTAGTAAGCCATCACATTCAATATCAAAAGTCAGTGTTTTCAAAAGAGGTCTCCTCACTTGGTGATAGCTCAATTCTACCTGTCTGCTTACTGTAAATCAAGGTGTCTGCTAAACCTAGTGATCCTGCGAACCTATTCTTTAGTACACGTATCCTGATGACATCGCCTTGGTCTTCACTTTGTGCATTACGCTCTAGTCCTATTACACCATCACTTAATTGTGCTATGCCTCCGCTTCCTCTCAATTGTCCAAGAGAAATTTGAGCACCATCTTCATGATTCTTATTGTCTCCTGTCCTACGCAAGTGACTGATGATTAGCATACCTATCTGTGTCTCTTCAACCAATGATCTAAGCTCAGTCATCAGTCTATCAATAGCTCTACGCTCATCACCTGTGTCCATACCACTTACAACAATGGAGATATGATCTAGTACTACATAGTCCACACCACATGTGTGTACCATTACCCTTATTTTGTTAAGTAAGTTTTCAGTTTCTATTGATCCAAAGTGATCATACAAATACAGCTTACCTTTGCCTACTGTTTCATCCCACGCTTCCTTCTCTTGTTCAGGAGTCAGTTCATTGTCATAGAACAAAGGCTTCTTTACATACATGCCTAGGAAAGCAGTAATAGTACGCTTCCAGTTCTCTTCTAGTGCTATGTATCCAATCTTCTTGTCTTGATGGAGCATTAGATCGTAAGCAATTTCTCTAACAATTGTAGACTTGCCCATCCCAGCACCAGCAGTGAATGTAACTAACTCACCCTTACGTAAGCCCTTGAACATCTCATTAATCTTGGGATACGGGTACTCTGCTTTGTCAAAGACCTGTTTCTCTTTGTACTTGTCCCACAGTTCACTACCTAAAAGTATGCCATCTGGTCTCCACTCTTTAGCTTCATAGGTAGCACTAAGTACACTAGCTTTACCTTCACTTATAAGTAAATCATTAGCATCCTTGTATCGAGTACTAATCACACGTACTTTACCAGCACTAATGATAGGTAACACACGCTCAACTGCATCACGTCCAGCTTTGTCATTATCAAACCATAAAAGAACTGAACTAAAGCCTTCAATCCATTCTAGATTTGTACGTATCACACGTTCAGCACTCTGTGCTCCGTTTGGAAGTGAAACCACAGGGAACTTAGCTCCGAATGATTCTGCAACACTAAGGCAATCGATCTCGCCTTCACAAATTATCACTTGCTTACCTTTATCACGCCACAGATGCTGACCGAATAAAGTAGTAGCATTAACTGTGCCATTTACTTTGAATGTCTTGTCTGCGTATCTTACCTTTTGTCCTACTACTTCTCCGTCTTTAATGTAGTCAGCGATCTGAGCATAAGTACCATTAACTTCTGCTACGTGGTATCCATACTTCCTGCACGTATCTTTTGATATCTTACGTGCTCCTAGATCTAGGTACTCTCCTCTTACGAAAGAGTCACGAGTCATATTAGCCTCTCCTATTCTCTGTTCACTAGTGTCATAGTCCCTTATATGTGTAGAACAAGAGAAGCACCAAGCAGTCCCTGTATCGTAAACTGCTAGTGCATCCCTTGAACCACACTCAGGGCATGGGTCGTGTCTTACAAACTCACCTTCTGCTCTTGTATACACACCCACCCTCCGGTTTAGAAGTCTCCAGTCACTACATTAGATACTTCCTCTTCTTCTTCTTCTTCCTGCACCTGATGTACGTACCCACCATCTGTAGAATCAAATACATCAGGTTTATACTCAATCAAGTCTAAGATCTGAACAGCATTAATCCAAAGTGTACAATAAACTTTACCCTGTACATTACAGGTCTTAGGCCACACTTTCAATCGTACAATAGATCCATTACCTACTTTAACATTAAAGCCTTCAATGGTCTTACCCCTAGAGTCAGCAATATTCAGAACTCGTGGCTCTCCATCATAAGTAGTAGCAAACTGTTTAGCTTTGATTACTACTCGACCAGTTTCATCACCTTCCTTGTCAAGTTCCTTTTGTACAATTGGAACAACCATTTTCTTACGCTTTGCTTCACTAACACCTTCTAACTCACGATCAATGTAAGCATCGTAAAAAGGTTGTACATAATCAAGCATCTCTTTGAGCTTAGGATCATTAGGCTCGTAAGCTACAGTGATCTCAAACTTAGGCTTGTCCTGATTGAACCGTGTGTTAGGTTCTAACAAAAAGGCCCACATAGCCTTACCCGGTGGTGTTACAAACGCTTTTACCTTTGCCATCTTTAGTCTCCTTTGACTATAAATTTTTCACCTGTTTTTCAACGGGCTTATGTATACACTCTTTTACTACACCTACTTACTACTACTACCTAACTCTTAACCTAGTGTAAACGATGTGTACATACAAGTCAAGAGTTATTTTTAAAATAGTTCATCACTTAATGTCCTTTTACTTTTAATCTGGGGATAACTCTGTGTATAAGTATTGTAAGCTATTGATTTAATTGAATATATAGGTACTATCCTTGACTTGTCCTAGGTCTAGATCACCTATTATTACTTTAGTAGGAGTAGTAAGGATTTTAGAAACTTGCATTTGCATTTGCTTGTACCAGTCTTCTAAAGGATCTCCTTCGAATAGCTCCACATATGAGTCTCGTACACATTTATTCAACTGGTCTACCTCATTACAAGGTACTGAGAATGAATCGTGTATCAGATTAAATGACTCACATCCACTTATAAGTAAACGCTCTACGGTTAAATACATCAGTACAGCATCTAGTGAATGTATCAGATTAGGAGCAATAGCATTGCTTTGTCTCTTTTTGTCCATATCCGTAGTACTTTGCAAGAACTTTATCTTACCCAATGCACACTTAATCCTCCTCATTTTGTTTTTAGTCTGTGTTTGAATTACAGGAAACTTAAAAATAGGTGTTTCCCACTGTAAGGGCTTGTTTTCTAAGTTAATTTCCCTAGCCAGTTCTTTAATGTATTGCTGTCCTATTGATGCTCCTTTTACTACTTCTGATATAGCTCTGCTGTTGAGTAGTACAAGTAATCGGATAGCTATCCACTTCTCACCTCTCCAGAATACATCACCATCAGCTTCAGATGCATCAAATAGTTCTCTAAGCTGATCAAACATTCCATGCATAGTCACACTATATGGCTGAGTCATGACATTACGCTTGACTAGACCCCTGTGTACTTTGCCTTCAAGGCTTCTAGCTTCAATCTCAGTATTTGCTACTCTATATGTGCCTTCACTATCATTAAAGGATATTTTCTTAGGATATTCTCCTAAGCTCAGGTATTTATTGACTAAATCTGCTACCTGTTGGTAGATGTCATTAGGCTTAGTCTGTCCACTTTTGTGTCTAGTACCAGTCTTGTCTACTACATTTACTGCTTCTGCTCCCTCTTTGTCTAGTAGTAAGCCACTATAAATCTGAATCCCTGAGCAAGTAGCATCAAGAGCTACTGGAAAGTGGACAGGAAGACCCCTCAGACCGTCTGTGAGTGCTTTACAGGCACTTAAAAACATCAGTGGTTCATCTAGACTACTCCAGAAACTAGCCTTACTCAAAGGATCAGATGCACATTCAGCTATGTCTATAAAGTTATCCCTTACCCACTGTATACGCTCTTCAAAAGTTAACTTGTCTTGTCCAGCACTATTTGCTACTCCTATTCTTAGCCAATACAGTCCTTGCTGTGTCGGTATCACTGGTGTAGCAAACTCTAGTAGTGCTTTTACGTTACTATTACTCTGTGGGTTCAGTATTTGCTGAACTGGATACAATCTACCCCTAAAATCAATGGAATAACTGAAGTAAAAGTGTTCATATTGACTAAATTCTTTCGCTAAGTTGATTGCTAGTCGGAACATAACCCGCTTACTGTTCATAGCTTCGAGTTTAGCTAGTGTTTTCTCTTTAGCTGTATAGTATGCTTTGTAGTCTGCTCGATTAACGTGTCTTACCCTGCCTTGAGCGTTAAGATATACAGGCCCATAGTGTTCAGGATCTACTAAATCATTCACATTTATGTAGTCCATGTAAGGTATTTTGCCTATACATCTAGGGTTTTCTACTGGACTCTCAGGATCAACGATGTTTTTATCACATATTTCAGATGCTATATCCAGTATATACTTGTTTACACGCCATTTAGTGCCTTGAATACCGTTTACAACCTTCGTTAACCTGTTTAAGTACTGTGGTTTGTCCCATTCAGTGTATATTTCACCATCATTGATGCTTTCACGCCCATTTAACTGCCTTAATTTGTTCCAAATACCCCTACTTACCTTGTTTTTGTGCCTAACAAAGGGTATTTTAGTGTTATGCCAGTAGCCTCCATGATTACTACCATTGACAGTGCTTAAATCCCACTGCTTAGGCTTAATCACTAAGGGTTTATACAGAATACTCAAGTCAATTAGCCTATCTTGCACTACGCTGATCACTTTTCTTGACTCCTCACTGAGTTTTAAGTAGTACATGGTCTTTGTCAGCTTACCTGCTGTACGTTTACCTATATATAGCTGACCATGCCTGCGTATAATTTCAAATAAACCTAAGTTCTGCTTAATCAATAGATCAATCAAAGCAAGCGGAGTAGATATGTGTACAATGTCTTCAGGTTCAGCTATTAAAATACTTGCTAACCTTTTTTTACGTGACTGTATGTACTTGATTCCTCTACGTTTATACTCGTATTCAATATATGCATCTAGCTTAGGATTTTCTTTACTAAATACATCGAGTAGCTTGGCATTGTCAATTGCTCTACCAACCAGTTTAGTTAAGTTTTGAACACTAGCAGGTGCTTTAAGAAGTGCACCTACAACTGTACTTATAAGTATAAGTGCTAGTTCATCTTCTCTAGATTTGTAAAACATTAAAGGCTCACGAGCCATAGCCCTGTGACCACGTAAGTTAGCACTTAAATACTCCTTTAAAGCTTCTTCTATTCTCCTAATTCCTAATCGATTAAGTGCATTACCTTCAGGAGTATCGTTACCTCCTGCTCGCTCAACTAAGGCAGTAAAAGTATTAAGCACTTTACTCTTACTACTACTCAGTTGACGAGCTTCGTATTCAGCTTGTATTTCTAGTAAATTCATTCCTGATTAGTAGCCATCGCAGGGTTCTGTTCAAGTTCCATCTTATGTTGTAGCTTTGTCCATTCTTTAATGTACTTGGGTCTCATCTCTAGGCTAGGTCTATAAAATAAGCCATCTTTGCTTTCCTTACCCTGTACATAACCTTCCTTAACTCCTTTAGGCCACATATCCCTTTGATATACCACCTGAATTGAATCTAATCTGAATCTACGCCAGCCTTCAGCCTCAATATCCCATACTGTCCAACTAGCGTTAGGGTTATTATTCCCAACTGGGGCAATCTTTTGTATCCACTCTGCATACTCATCTTCTGGTACAGGCGTAGGTAAGTACTCATCGCTAAGACTACAAAACAAACTCCTTTCGGAACCATCCTGTTTAATGAACTGAACACACATTGTGTCCTTTAGGAGTGTGTTCCTAAAGCTATACATCAATGTAGTGTCCATCATGAAGTGCTGGTTAAATCCTACCCAATATCTCATCAGTCTCTCCTGAAAATAAACCTAGTCCAACTCACTAGGAGCTTAATAATACACAACAATACTGCTCCCAGAAAGAAATACATAGCTATGTTCACACAATACTCCCAATATCTGCAATATCTGTGAACTGTACACCTTTGCGGATCTCCTTCATAGCCTTACCTTGGCTAACAGATGAGAATAAAGTTAAGAACTTCTCACCACTTGCATACCGTTCAAGTAGATTAGATTCGCCTGCCCAATTGGGTATACCAAACCCTTGTTTGAACTGGACTAGGTACTCGTCCCTCCCAAACTGAGGGTTATATGTCAATCTAACTGTTTCCAGTTTCTTACGTTGGTTCATAGGGATACGATCTGTGAATCCCTGCGTCTTTGATTTAATCGAATAGTTATTCATTTGGTTGTAAACTCCTTTAAAGTCCATTAGTAACACACCACTGGGCATACTCTTCCCAGTCTGAGGTCGAAGGCTCGTAACTACGTAGCTCATCATCTGTTGGCACATCCCCAGAGCAAGGGATAACTGGCTCGTATGCTAGAGCGAAGTCTAAAGTGCTTGGTGCTCCATCTATACCTATTAATGTGTCGCTCAATTTACTCATCACAGTCTCCTACTTATAAGTAAAGTTACATGGGTACAGTTACTGTCCAGTCCCATAGTTGATCTTCATCACACACTCCCCACGAGTGCATACATCTGATGAAGTCCTGTAGCAGTTTTACCTGCCGTGGATCATTGATGGCTTGATGCCATCCCTCTTTCAATAGATTGGTAGGCTGAATTATTTCTACTACTAATCCCTCGCCTCGTGTAGATATACACCTGCCCCAACTTAGATTAGGCATATAGTCTCGAAATACCAGTCGAGACATTTCGTACATCCTTTCTGACCTATTACTATATAGCTTGAATCTATTGTCAGCTACATCTATATCTTCACCATCAACTACATGAAAAGCACCTACATACAGCGTCAGCGTTACCTTTTCATTCATATAATACTCTCCTTTTACATATGTGTCAAGCCTTCATTAGCAGTGGTGTGCTAAGTAACCACACACTGAATATTAACCACATGATTGCTCCAAACCATTCAAAATATTCTCTCTTGAGCTTCATATTTCCTCCTCATCATTTTAATAAGCATACTACTACCCTACTTCCGATCCCAACCTACTAAATCGCCCCACGAGTCCTCCAGTTGCTCACGGGTACATGGGAATGAGTGAGTTACACTCCTTTCAGCGGTGACATATACTACTGCTCCTTTTGTGTATCGTATATTCGGATCAATCACCCTTAAAGTGATCTGACCGTCAGTCTGTAAGAACATACTCCAACTCATACGAGCAGGTGTACGGTTACTATCACCTGTCAACCACTTGGA